GTTCGAACTTTATTGTTTGTTCAAGTTCTTCATAACCATCTTTAAGTTCCTTTGCTTTATTTTGAGCGTCTGTAATTCTATTTAACCGAAACTCTTCTTCGATAGTCTGGGTGCAAGTAGGGCAGACCGTATTCTCAGTAAAAAACTTATGTTCTTTCGTAATTAAAGATACTTTCTGAGAGATTTTGCCTTTAAGATTGTTTAGCTTTACTAACTTATCCCCAGCACCAATAACTTCTTCCTGATCTTTCGTAAACTTAAAAACTTCTTCTTCTGTTTTAGAATTTTCACCGATATAAGAACCAACCTCATTATCCAACTTGGCAATCTTTTCTTTATTGGCATTAATATTAGCATTGCCACGATTTTCAAGTTCTTCGATGAAGTCTTCTTGCATCTTCATCTTATCCTTAATATTCTCTTTCCTCAAATCAAGAGATTTAACTTGTTCCCTTTTCTCACGAAGTTTATCTTTTACAATATTATTCATTGCAGAGAATACACGAATATCCAAAAGATCCTCAATCACCTCACGACGATTTGACGTTGTAAGTTGCATAAAAGGAACAAAAGTGCTGCTACCTAGAATTACAATCTGCGTAAAAGACTTGTAATTGAGTTTGAGAATACTTTCTTCCAGAATACGCTGCATTGCACGATCATCTGCTTCACGATGCAATGGAGTATCATTTACAATGATATCAAATACTGATGGTTTAATACCACGACGAACAAGATATTGTCGGGTATTAATTTCAAACTCAACTTCAACAACACATTCCCGCTCGTTGGTTGTATTGATAAGTTGCGGTTTATTAATCTTTCTGAATGGTTTATTAAATAGAACAAATGTCAGGGCATCCAGAATAGTGGACTTACCAGCTCCATTTGTTCCAATAATAAGGTTTGTATGATTACTTTGGAAATCAACTTCCGTAAAACTGTTTCCAGTAGAAAGAAAATTACGCCAACGGATCTTTTGAAAGGTTATCATTCAGTTTAGGGGGAATAACAATATCGTTTGCTGTAACGACGGCATATTTATAATTATACCTCTTACAGGTCATTATTGCAAGGGAGTCATCGACCTCAACAACATCCATTTCAGTTTCTTCTTGATCTTCAAGCATCAAAGCATAGCGAAGAGCATCATCTTCTTCTTCAAAGAGGAAAAGAACTTTTTCCCCGTATCTGTTCTGAACAGCGTATGCTCCGTCATCCTTTTGATCTTTAAGAGTCAGAAGAAACATTACTCAACCTCGCAAGCTTGTGAGTATATTTTTTGCAGAATACCTTTGATGATTGATTTATCACAATCAATTTCAGATTCATCAATATATCTATTCAAAATAGAAATTGTATTTTCAGACTCTTCAACTTCAAAATCTTCATCAATGTGTATCTCAAAATTTTCTACGATTTTGAGTTCTTGAATTCCTGATGAATAAAGTTTATCAATGAACTTTTCAAACTTCTTTGGATCGGATTTTTTCTTTACAATAACCTTTACAATCTTTCCAACATAATCTCTGGTATCAAATGTTTGATATGGAGTATCTTCATAGTAAACATTATAGAAAAGTTTATATGGATTATTGATCGGTTCAAATTCTAATGTTTCAGTATCAAAGATATGAAATCCACGAGTATCATTCACATCATTCCAATACATCTCATAGGGATTTCCTAGGTAGTAGATTTTTCCGTTATTCGATCGAGTGTGATAGTGTCCCGAGAAGACAAGTTCGAACTTCTCAAATAGTTCGCTCTCCATACCGTCTTCCATGACGTGCCCTCTATGAGCTCTAAATCCATTGAGTTCAAGGTGCCCCATCGCACACTTGCAAGTTGTATTTTGAATAGATTTGAAAGTAGTTTCCTCATTTTCTTGATTAATCCAGGGAACAAATAATACTTTTAATTTATCTAACTTAACTTCTTCTACTTCGGAATAGATTTTAATGTTATCATATTCTTTGAGAAGGAGACCTACTGAATTAACTGAGTTTGTATTCTTGTAATAGGCAGTGTGGTTCCCAACAATTGTATGAACCATTACACCCATTTGATGAAGGCGATCATAATAGTTCTCTTTTGCCCATTCTAGTGCCCAAAGATCAATTGATCTGCGATTATCAAAAGTATCTCCCATATCAACAACGGTCTTAATGTTGTTCTCTTCAAGATATGGGAAGAAAACGGTATCGTAAAACTTTTTAAAATAATCGTGGAGAAACTTGGACGATTTCCTAGCACCGAAGTGCTGGTCACTTATGATTGCTACTTTCATTTTCCACCTTTTTTGCGGTTTTCTTCCATAGTTAAAATTTGTAAGTTATCAGGATGATGCAGACCTCCTCTACAAATAGGGATGATATGGTCTACCTCGTGTAGAATACCAGTTTCAGCAGATATTCTACTACACTCCTCATAAATGGTCAATATCCGCTCAACTTGCTCTTGCGTCAACTCTGGTGTTTGATTTTTCAATAACGCTCTTCTTTTTGCTTCCTTTTGGGCACTAACTACTTTACCCCTTTCAGTTTTGGAGTACTTCTTATTATTTTCCCGAATTACTTCCCGCCTTCTCTCTCTATTTTCTGCCCATTTTTCTTTAGTCATATAACCATCACAAGCACCAGAAAGAAGTTTTTCAACTCCCTTTTTATAGTTACAAGGATAGCATCCATAACTACTCACATACTTTTCATAACTACCACAATATTTGCAAGCAGTAGATCCAATATAAGTTTTTTTACCTTCTTCTATTGCTTGCAATCTATTCTGTCTTCCAACACCACTATATTGATTAGGCATAGTGCTCCGTAATGTTTATTTTATTTAGAACATTTTGGAGCATTAACGATTTTTATAGGCGATATTATCTTTAATTGTGTTGTAGTCGGAACTGCTACCAGAAAGCAAGCTATCGTCAACCATCATAACCTCATCAAAACCAGTGCGTTCAATAATCTTGGTCTTAATTTCCAGTTGCTTCTTCTCCTTCTGAATACGACGGAGAAAAGCGTAGTGAATGATTTGAGTGAAATATGCAAAAGGGTTCTTAGACTTTTCTGGGTCAAAGTTATGAATATACTGAACGCAGTTTTCAATACCATCAGAAATCATATCATCCCGAAACATATAATTCACAAAGTTCGGTTTGTATGACAGGTGTGTAGCGATTTTCAAAAAGCACTCACCCAGATAGTTTGAAATCGGTGGTTTACCTTCCCAACGCTTCGCTCTTTCTTCTTTTGGTTGCTTTGTAAGATCTTTATCGTAAATCTTCAAGTATGACTTTTCAACTTTTGTTCTATAAACAATCAGTGCTTCAAGTAACTCCTTGTTGTTTACATAATGTTCTGATTTCTTTTTGGACATAACATCGGTCTCATTAGATAAATTTTTGTTATGTTCATTATAGCATACTTTGAGGGCTTGACAACATCCTGAAATATGATTAGAATATGTTTGTTCCCTTTGAAGATGAGAATCTAGCTTTCTTTATTATCTTTAAGATCTTTACGAAAAATATTCTCTAAGGTCTTTCTGGCATCTTCAACAGTAGAGATATATCCCATTTTATTTGATATTTGAACTTTACCATCTAGTTCAATGTCAACATCTTCATCATTGATATACCTTTCGTAGAAGGTTATCATTTGACTTTCTTTTACTTCAGTCATAGTAACGATCTTATCGTATTTAACGATAAAGAAATCATCAGTAGGAATTTCCATCCAAGGTTTTACCTTGACATATTGTCCTATGTGATTAGACATTACTTTCATAATGACAGGATTTTGAAGAATTATAATAGGATCCCCATCATTATCATCGATACAAACAAGTGCAAAGATTTCTTCACCTGTGACTAATTTAATTGCTGCGTGAAACTCTTCTCCCATTAGTTTTTAAGCGGTATGTTTACAATATCATAATTAAAGTTTTCTTCGTTATAAACTTTGATTCTCTCGATTAAATGATTGAGTGTATAATTTTTTCTTGACTTATAACTGATATCATCGGCAATGTCATATAGAGTTGCCTTTGTTTTGTTGTCGCTTTTTCTTAAGACTCTTCCGATTGATTGGAGGTTTCTAATTCTTGATTTACTAGGGGAAGCAAAGATAACGTTATGTAGATTTCTAATATTAATACCAGTAGAAAAAGTCCCGTAAGAAGCAACGATGATGGCATTGTTTTCCTTTTCGGTAATTTCTCTGACTTTTTCTCTATCTTCCGTATCTACTCCACCGTGTACAAAGAACACGTGACGATTTTCATCGATACTACTATTTATGAGTTCGTATAAAGGTTGACCGTGACCTTCGACTCTGGAAAAGAGAATAAGAGTATTACCTTTAAGATCAAGAGCAAGGTTCTTGATAAACTTATTGCGTTTGTCG